AACTACAACTCTTGCGACACCTTTCTTTAATCAAATCAAAAAGAAAATCCAAACATTCTTACAGAAAAAAATCGACAAATGGAAGGAAAACCGGAAGAAGAAAAAAGAAACCTCCTCCACAAGTTAAAAGATGGTATTGAAGACAATGAAACCCAAATACAAGTACTATCTACATTTGTTAGATTAGGCGTCGTTGTGTGGGCAGGTTTCATAATAACTCTTAATTATGTGGAATTACCAGTCATTAAAAAGGCTGGAAGCTCAGATATTACGTTCGTTGCCAGTATATTTACCGGCGCATTAGCCAGTTTTGGCTTGAATACATCAAATAGTAAGAAAAGTAATGGTCCTGTAAATTGTCCTATGTTAGATAAAAAGAAAGAATGAAGAAATGGCTTTTACTCTTAATGCTGGCATCCCCCTCGGTAGTAAGAGCGGAGTTGGTCACACCCAACTTCACCCAAGGCTCGATGCAGAGCACAACAACTACCACCCAAGAAATAGTAGAAACCATAGAAACAACAACCTATGGTTCTGCACTAAATACATGGCATGGGGAAAATATAGTACATACCTCAGCCTCCTCTGGAGGAATTGTAGACTCAGATTCAGTCTTCACGGTACACACAGCTGGAGATCCATTCTCATTAGAGATAACAACAAGAGCTGCAAGTCAAGTATTATCAGTAACAGAAATAGAAAGAGAAATCGACACTACTTCTACTACTACATCCTTATCAATATTCTCGCAATAGGAGTACCAAGCTATGCTAGTGAGGGAGAAACCAACAATACCTCAAACCCTGTGGCAGCGGCTACAGGAAATGTTACAAATCAAGCCGTCCAGTTCCAGAACAATGGAGCCCCATCTCGTCAGAATCTCGGCCCGAACATATCCTGTAACGGCCCAACGATGACCTTCTCACCCTTCTATATGGGTAACCATGTGGAACCCTATGATATAGAGGAGGGTGTTAGAGAACAATCTAGTTATACAAAGAATGAAAACTGGGGTGGTCAGATTAATTTCATGATCCCCCTAGACGGTGGTACCTTAGAGTTATGTAAAGCCATCGGTAAACGACAAGAAGAAAAGATGAGGTTGGATTATGAAATGATCAGAGCATTAAAATGTGCTGACTTACAAACCAAAGGTTTCATGATACGACCTAAAACACGTATATATCATATGTGTTCAGATATAATTCCAATCGCTGCTTATTTAAAAGAGCAGCAAGAATACAAAGAAAACCCACTATTCGACCCGAAATTCAATGATAGTTTTAATCAAACCAATCCTATTCGCATTCATAAAGAGCACAGCAGTGAAGCAGTTGATCGTAGACCTTTTAGAAGGTTTAGTGTCTTCAACGGAAAATACATTAGATGATGCAGCAGTAGAGATTATTAAGAAGCACTTATTCCCAGGAGGGTAATGAATAAAGCCACAGAAGACCAGTTCAATGAATTACATAGCCTTGTCACAACAGAATTCCTAACACGGGTCCGAAGTGGCACCGCTACTACCCAAGACTTAAAAGCAGCCTGTGATTGGCTAAAGACAAATGACATTAGTGGAGTTGCCTATGAAGGTAGTCCATTAGAGAAGTTGGCAGCAGTAATGCCTAAAGTAGATCCATCACTTGTACAACGGAGGTTATATGGCAAAAATGGGGCCAAAGCCTAGTCCTAATCCAGGTAGAACAGCCAGGTTCTACAGAAATAATAAAAGGTCTAGACTTAAACACGTTAGAGATGAGACCAGACGTAACAGGAGTCCAGAGAAGAGACGATACAGGAATGAATTGCTACAAATTCGAAAGGATAAAAAACCAGGTTCACAACAGGATGTGTCTCATAAACCAGGTGGAGGTACTACAATAGAAAGCCGTAAAGCCAACAGAGCTCGCGGTGGAGCCAGGAGGAAGTAGAGATGGAACCACAGAATTGGACTGACTTTTATAACCCAAATAGACGATCTACGTTTGGTGAACAATTACAAGCAGGTGGAAATAAATTATTACAAATAGGTGGAGATGTACTTGGTAATTTTACTGAAGCTACAGAAGAACTTGATCAACAAATTATGCCTTGGCGTAAGGAAGTGTTAGATAAAGGATCAACAGCATGGGGTGCTACTGTCACTAACTTAACTAATAATGAACGTGTTGGTCGTATAGCTAAAACTACAAGTAGAATAACTGGAGAGATATTCGCCCCTGATTCATTAGATGCAATGCTTGCTATAGGTACTGCTACTGTGGGTGTGATGGCACCTGAACCTGTAACTTCTATTGCGGGTGCAGCATACCTTGCTGGTAGAGGTAGAAAAATAATTAGTAAAGGTCGACAATACCTAGAAGAATTTAAAAAAGCTTATAAAGGTACTGGAAATGGTGGACATGGAGTACGTTTTTCTTTTGAACCAGCACTTGTTGATGGTAACCTTGGAGATCTAAGTAAAGTAAATTTAAACAAAGTAGATAATACTTTGTCTCCTACTACATTTGCAATAAAAGGAAGAGGATCAAAAGTAGATGCTTATCAGAGATATCGAAAAATGTTGGAACAAGGGCATGAATTTGATCCTTCTGTTACAACGGCAGCAGAGAAATTAAGTCAAGGTAATTTTATTAAAACTTTAGGTCCTGATATTAAAGTATATAAAGATGAAGCTAAATACAGAAAAGCAGTAGATGATTATTTACTTGCCAACCCAGGAGATACAAAAGGTATACGTACTAATGTAGGTGTATATACAGATGATAATGATGTATTCCAAATACAAAAAAGAGGTAAATTACAACTAAGAAGTATTAGAGAAGCTAAAAATACTGCTTTAAATAGACAGCTTTCTTTAAACCAACAGACGGGATTGAGAACGGATGGTACAAAATGGCCTAATTATAATTCTACAGAAAATGTAGAAATGTTAATGAAAAAGAACAATTTTAAAGGTACTAAGGAAGAATTTCTAGCTACTTATGATATACACCACAAACGTTCTGCTATAGCTTATCAACCATTTTTTGAAGGTTTAAATGCTAAACAAAGTAAGAAACTTAGAGAGTTAGCAGAAAAAGAAAAAATTTATTTAGGTAATAGATCTGAAAATTTAATAGCTGTTCCAAAGCATTTACATACTGAAGGTGAAGATGCTATACATAATTGGATGCGGGCAAATGGTATAGAAGGTTTTTCTAAAGAATGGGAAGGTTTCAAAGGTACTTATGATCCTCAAGGGAATTTAACTAAAAGGTTTAAAAACTTAAATGTAAAAGAAAGATTTGAAGCTTTAAAGGAGTATCAAGAATGGGTACAGAAACCAACTGATGATAGATTAAATACACTTCTTGAACAATGGAATTTACTAAACATATCCGACAGTTTAAAAAAATAACATGACAACAGACGTACAAAAATCATTCCAAGATGGGTGGGGTAAGGACGACTTCGCGTTCCCCACACCTGCTCAAGCAGCTGATCCTGCACGTAGTTCCGGTATCCTCAGACATGATGACACTGTAACACAGATACACGAAGAAAACAGTAAACCTATTATTGAGGAGTAACTATGGTAAGAGCTAGAAAACAGTATGAGTATGATTACAAAAAAGGTGACTTAAAAGGTGCAAGAGCTTCTACTGAAGGTGTTAAAACTAATAAGACTATGGATGATGAATTGAAAAGATTAGGACTAACAAAAAAGGATTTTAAAGATATGAAATTACCAGATCCTAACCCTTTCAGAACTAAAGTTTAAAGAGTATGACTAACGTAGTCACCGCCTTAAAATCTGACTTCAAACTATTCCTTCAAGCACTCTGGGAGCAACTTGACTTACCTCATCCAACAAGAGCCCAGTACTCAATTGCGGACTACCTACAGCATGGTCCGAAGCGTCTCCAGATCCAAGCCTTCCGTGGTGTTGGTAAATCGTGGATTACTGGAGCGTTTGTTTTATGGACTCTATTCAATGATCCAGAAAGAAAGATAATGATTATTTCCGCATCGAAAGAACGTGCGGACAACATGTCAATTTTCCTACAAAAACTAATTATTGAAACACCATGGCTAACTCATCTCCAACCGAAATCAGACGACTCTCGCTGGAGTCGCATCAGCTTCGACGTAAACTGTTCACCACACCAAGCCCCAAGCGTAAAGTCGGTGGGAATAACTGGACAGCTAACAGGAAGTCGCGCAGATTTAATGATTTTGGACGACATAGAGGTGCCTGGAAACTCCATGACGGAGTTAATGCGTGAAAAACTACTTCAACTTTGCACGGAAGCAGAGTCAATTCTTACCCCCAAAAGCGATAGCCGTATTATGTATCTCGGGACTCCTCAGACTACTTTTACTGTTTATCGTAAGTTGGCAGAGCGTAACTACCGTCCGTTCGTATGGCCAAGCAGATACCCAAGAAAGTCCAAACTTGGTCAGTACGAAGGATTACTAGCACCACAGATCCAAGAAGATTTGGATATGGGTGTAGAGGAATGGGATGTAACAGACCCTGACAGATTTGATAATGACGACCTACTGGAACGTGAAGCATCCATGGGTCGTTCTAACTACATGCTTCAATTCCAACTCGACACGAGTCTAAGTGATGCTGAGAAATTTCCTCTTAAAATGTCTGATTTGGTTGTCACTTCTGTCAACCCTAACAGTGCTCCCGACGCTTGCATATGGTGCTCCGACCCCACTAATGTCATTAAAGACCTTCCAACCGTTGGCTTACCTGGAGACTACTTTTACTCTCCAATGCAGTTACAAGGAGAGTGGACACCCTACACAGAAACTATTTGCAGTGTCGATCCCTCCGGACGAGGTTCCGATGAGACAGCGGCAGCTTTCATATCTCAAAAGAACGGGTTCCTTTACCTCCACGAAATGCGAGCTTACCGAGATGGATATTCCGACCGTACCCTCTTAGATATCTTAAGAGGTTGTAGAAAATATGGGGTAACTAAACTTGTTATTGAGACAAACTTTGGTGATGGTATGGTTGCTGAACTCTTTAAGAAGCACTTACAACAGACCAAACAAGCTATAGATGTAGAAGAAGTTAGAGCTAATGTCAGAAAGGAAGATCGAATCATTGATGCGATGGAGCCGGTTCTTAATCAGCATAGGCTCGTTGTGGATCGGTCTGTTATTGAGTGGGATTATAAATCTAATAAAGATGCAGCTCCAGAAGAACGTCTTATGTATATGCTTTTCTATCAGATGTCACGTATGTGTCGTGAAAAAGGCGCCGTTAAACATGACGATAGACTCGACTGCCTTGCGCAGGGAGTTAAGTACTACACAGATGCACTCTCTATCAGTGCCCAGGAGGCCGTGAACCTACGTAAAAGGGAAGAATGGAACTCTATACTGGAAGACTTCGTAGAGAGTCCTCACAGGTCCGCTAACCACCTAGTTTTTGGTATGAATAAAGAACAAAGAGATTTAGCTAACAATATAGATGATGGAAAAGACGTATATACCTGGGTTTGATTGATCCCTTATGTATACAGGGAGAGGAAGGGTGGACCTCTCCCACGAGAAAGTTGTTGCCTCTTCGAGACAACACTTTCTCTTACATTATATTACTTATTTTCTCTTAAAGAACATATTAATATACCTCATACACCTCCATTAAACAGTAATAAACCATCCCTAAATGACTATCCCCCACCAACCTAAACAAGTTAAGTCTAAATGGTACTATATCTTCTGGTCATCAGCTACCTTATGTGTGGTGTTAGGACAGATATATGTAGCTAATAGTTATAGAATGTTAGCAGAAATACTTAAACTGAGATTAACATAATGGATACTCAAGCAATGTCTGTCCCGATTGATAAGGGACCAGCATGTTCTGTACTGATTGATACAGATACTACTCATTTACCCTTTAAACCTAAGGTTATTAACGCCTTTACAGACCAGGAGAGGAGTGAATTGAAACAAATTATACGTGAGGTGTTGAATGAGAAGGCATAAGTTTGATGCATTAGTAGAATTAATCACTTATTCTACTGAAAGGACTGATTATACCTTTAGACGTCCAGATGGGACTGAATATGTGTTAGAACGTACTA